TACCATAGTACTATAAAAAATGTTCACAATTTGTTTACATTTTGTACATACGCTATTCACAACTGACCGTTATAATGGGTCGTTTCGAACGTCGAGATTTTTGGTACACCCCATGCACTGCGCAGTGGTAAAGCGTTAGCACGTCAGCATGGTACTGTAAGTGCATGAAGATACGACAAAAATAATAAGCAGTTTATACACATGCTTAGGTGTTTTTATTAAGCAATATCAAGACTTATTAAAGTGTTATAAATTTTAACGACTGGAACTTTTTCACATGATATTTTATAACTATAAGTACTAAATCTACTATATGATGTACTGTTTAAAATACTAGCAAATATTTCTTGATTATTGTAAATTAGTGGTCTAAAATATTTAAAATCGTTTGTAGTAAAAAAAGTAATTGGTTCAGCAGTAAGTTTATTAATATTTGTTTCCATTATCATTAATTCACATTTACCATTATTAAATCTTTCTTTTATGAGATTTGTAGCACCACCAACATCCAAAGCGCTATTGAGAGTATAATCAACGTCTCTCCAATCAGTACAAATATAGTAATAACCAGTTTTTATGCATTGTGTTAGTGCATTAGCAATATCTATCATACCCAATTCATTAGGATGTAAGTTATCGTTTTTAAAATGTGTAACATCAAATAATGCATTTTCCATTCCATTGAGCCATGTATAATGTAAATTATTTACTGCTTTTCGATACATAGGGCGATACTTATAAAAAGTATTGTTTTTCAATAATTGCCTAGAAATAAAGCCGATATAAAATGTTTTGCAATTAGGTAATATAGATGTAATATATTCACACGTCTTTTTAATAGCTGTTATTAATTTATCTTCTGTAACGTTTGCATTACAATCATTTGCGCCACCACAAATTATGCATGATGTAATTTTATTTTTTAAATCTGTTGTAAGTTTAGGCAAATCTCTTTTAAGTTCTGTTAAATAATCTCCGTCACCATAACCAATAAAACCTCTACTTGCATAGCCTAAATTTTTGGAATTTACATTATCTGTCAAACGCATATTTGTTTGAAAAATCTCGCCCCATGTTGGGCTGGCAATTCCACTCGTATTATAACTATCACCAATAATTAAAGGATAAAATTCTGATTTATTAATTCTATCTGTAAGAGTATTTAAACCTATAGCAATATTCTCTGTTTCTTTTCTGTACTCTTCAACCTGCGCATTATAATTACCGGTATTAATCCAATAATCTGTATTATTAATTTCAACACTATTCGCAGGCACTGGCACTTTACTCGTAAAGCTATTACCCATATAAGTTACCACACTCAACGCTTCATACTGCAAAGCCTTATTCCACTCACCCACAATCTTAGGTACATACCTAGCACCAACATACTGTCTGTTAATTAATCCGTTACTCATATTATTCTTACCTCTCTTTCTTAATAGCTTAATACTAAATGACCATAGTCGTAGTTACCAACACCGATATTATTCTCAATGTCTAATCCAGTAGTATTAAATGTAATACTTTTCCAATTAGCAGGGATATTATAAACAATATAACCACTGTCACTAATAGTAACAAATATCATAGTTGCAAGATACTCTCTGATAATACTTTCTGCAAAGCTAGTATCATAATTATTAATCCATTCCTGCACCTGCTTTAATTCCTGCTTTAACTTTTCAACATCATTAATAATAGCTTTATCATTTTCAATCAAGTTATTAATATAGTCAACACATTTGCATATGACTTCATAATAACTTAATTCATCATCATATACTAGTGGTAACACTTTAAAGCACCAAAACCTAAACTCTGTTAAGTCTTTATAATTTGCGTCCATTATTACCTCTCTTTCCCTTTACCATAAAGTAAAGAAACAATCACTACAATCCTCAATAATCATCATATCAATATTGAGAAAAGTCTCTCTAAATTTCTTTAATAAACTACTATAATTTTCTGTTCCTTGTTTACCTTTTACTGTTTCAATATATTTATCAGTATTATTAATATTTTCTGTACCACTTCCAGTTTTACTATAATTCCTTGTCAAAGTATCTGTACTTTCATTAGTAGTCGTATTATCTTCATTCACCTTAGTAACTGTGGTCAATGGTACACTATCAGCAATACCCTGTGTATCCATACTATTCTGCGGAGTATCACTAAATCTATTCAAGGTATCAGTATTACTTGTACCACTTCCACTGCTCACATTTTTGCTTGTATCACTATTAGTTTCTGTATTATTACTTGTCCTATTACTTGTACCGCTACCCTCTCTACTTCTAGTCAAATCAACATCATAAAAAGGGTTAAACTCAAGTAACTCGCTTTTATACAACTGATTGTAATAAGGCATAATTTCATTGAGCTTAGCATTTAATGCAAGCTTCCATCTACCCACAGTCTCATGTGCAATCTCTCTAGTATAATAGTGTTTCAATATCTTTCTGCACAAAACTTGTCTATAGTTTTCATCAAATATAGGAAAGTTAAAATTAAAAACCTTATTCCAACACTTATCTAAAATACTATCAATATTATCTGCACCCTCACTCTCATGCAAGCCTGCACTATTTTCACAAATAAATCGCACTTCTGTTGTATACTTACTCATTATTCTCACCACCTTTACCTATATCAGTTTCATTACTTAACTCTGCTTCATCGGCATCGTAAGTATCAAGTACCTGCATGTCCTCTCTATAATCAACACTAATGTTTAATCCAAATATTTTGTTAATCTGCTCACATGCCTGCTGTCTCATAAACAGTCTTGAATACCTACTAGCAATCGTTCCACCTAAGTTTCTTTGTACTTCATCAGTTATCATTCTTTCTTTCTTCACAGTATTGACATTACTAATGCCTAAGTATGTCAATGCTTCATTCCAGTACTGTGTTTTTAATTCATATAACTTATCCGCAACATATGGGCTTGTAGTATCAAGAGTTTTAATACCACTTAAATCTAAGTTCTTATCGCCGAAAATGAATGGTTCATTTCCCATATATTGTGCATACAAGTTTTTCATAACTAATCTCTGATTTTCAGTACATGTAATAATCTTAGGTGTTTTCTGTTGTATAACGTTTACATCAATAGTCCTCTGTATTTCATACAGTCTTTTGCTCATTTCCTGCACATCAAGTATACTGTTAGTGTGTAGCATATTATTAAAGATAATAACACTGTTACTTGGATTAAGTTTCATCTGATAACCATTTTGTGCAAACGCTGTCCGTGTAATAGGTATTCTGTAAACATCAAGTGCGCCACCTATCATAACTTGCAGACCTAAATATCCCATGACTTCATCCTTAAAAAACACTGCCATTCCATCATTGAAAAGAGCTAACTCTAAAAATCTTGCATCAACGGTATCAGGTAAGTTCTTCCAGTCATACATTGAAATACTTAATTCAGTAAGCCTATTAACATACTGTAAATATGTTCTTTGATTTTGTAAAAAGGCTTCAGTTTGTGCTTTTCTTCCTTTTTTCATTGTCTCACCTCTTTTCTAACTAGGACTGTTATCTAATGAATAGTTACCTATTTCACTAGCGTTTTTCCAAAATGTAATACCATTGTCAAAAATGTTCTTAATAGCTGTGACATCATTGTTACTACAACTATTTCCTATTAATTCGCAATTTTGTGTTTTAGTGTAAGTCCAATGTGGTCTACTATGAGTGTTAGGTACTTTTACTCTTTTAGTAGCATATCCATATTTATCAAAGTATTCATCAATAATATGTGCATATTGTGGTGTTACCTGCATTTGTTTAAAATAAAAATCTTTGTTTCGTGTAGCGACATCAATTGAACCACTATTACTTCCTCTTGTTTGTGGTGGTTTACTGTATGCTAGCATAGCATCTATACCATTATCAACTATACCAGTTGCACCACTTAATGCTAATTCTGGATTAAAGCTACCCATTCCTGCAACAACTGTACCAGTATTTAATAAAGCTGACATAGTTAATTTACTAGCAGATTGTGCTAACCATGCTTTATAAGCATCAACAGACCATGCCACTTGTGGGAAATCGCTCATAACTAGTTTTTCAGAATAATTACCCTCATCAGCATTAGTACCATTATAACCCATAGGAACTAGCGCTATTTGTGGATTTCCTACAACACTTCCGTATAAAGCAAAATCACAAGTATTTTTTACAAACCATTCATATCTATATATTGCAGAGTTATCGCAACAATCTACTGCTAAATAGTTAAAAGGGTATGTTAATAATTTTTTATTTTTTGGTGTATAACCACCAATTGTAGTGTTTTTTGCCACTGCGTTTACTTGCACACTTGGTTGTGTAGTTGTTGTGTAAAAATCACTTGGCATTAAAAAAATATTTACAATGCTATCTTGTTTGTTAGCTTGTGTTGCTGTATCTAAATAAGTTAATAATGCTTGTACTTGCTCGTTGTTATCTACTCGCCCTGCTATATAATCTACACCACTAAATAAACCACCTTGATAGCCACCAGTTTTTGTTCCCTCTTTTGCATAAGTTGTTGCTATTACTGCACTATAACTTGCAAAATGCCCACTTTTACTTATAGCATTACAAACTATCGGACCAGTATCAATATTTTCTGTTACGATATTACTACCTGCATAATCAATACTGCTATGCTCTCTTTCAACAAAACTCTCTTTAAGAGTGCAGTCAAAAAGAAACCATGTTTGCATTACATCAATAGTAAAATATACATTACTAACTTTATCGTTTACATACTCAATATTAGTAATAAAAGCGTAAAACCATTTACTACCATAGTTAGTATTTTGAAACATCATATAATTGCAATCATAAATACTTTCTGCATTAGCACTCATTCTTATAACACCCTGCTGTCCGTTAATTCTCTGAAAACTAGCTTTATCCATAGTCTTACTAACTTTACTATCAAAGTAACTTTTCTGTGCACTTCTGCTTGCAAAGTAGATAGTATCTTTGTAACTGCTATCTATTGGTACACCACTGCATAATTTGATAATACTATTAGGTTGTATCTGCATATCTTCACCGCCTTTACAATAGCAGGAAAGTAATCACGCTCTCCTGCTATATTTAATCTACGCAACTGTGATAATTGCTTGGCCAAACTTAGTACTATCAAACGTACTAGTTGCATTAACTGTAATAGTAGTTTTTGCTGTAGCGTCAGTATTAATCTTGAGCATACCAGTACTTGAAATACTAGCCTTAGCATTCTCTTCTGTAATACTCCAAATAACACTCTGTGGTGCATAGTTTTCAGTATTAACAGTAACATTTAACTGCAACTGTCCGCCTGCACTAACAGTAGCTGTACTAGGTGTAACCGTAACTGTCTTGACCGCAGGGGTTCCTGTAACAAATACAGCATTGTTTGAGAATGGTGATACACTAAATGTTTTCCATACATGATACCAGTAGTTCCAATACAGACCCTCACCATTATACTGCTCTGTAAAGTTCTGATAGTTGTCGAATATCATAAACCAGTCACTATCTACCATTACACAAGGAATAGCGTCAAGTGTTTTAAGGTCTGCTTTTCCTATCTCTTTATAGGTTGGGTCATCAGCAAAGAGAATATTTAATCTCTCAATGTCTAAATCACCGAAACTATCTACAAGTACATGATGTCCGTCAAACTCTGCTTTATCCATATTAAAAGCACTTGCAAGTACTTCAACATTCATGGTAGCATCAAACTGTGAATTGACTAACAAATACTGCTCCTGCTTAGGTGTATGGTTCATAACTCCTGCAAGGTTATTCTTTGAATTAAGGAAAGTAAACTTGTTTGATACTCCCTTAATAGTACTAACAATGCTATTCATGTTTGCAGTATTAATAGCAGGAATTGTAACTGGGTTCATCAGTCCATTTAATATATGCTTTGCAAGCATATATTTCATAGTCTGAAACTCGTCATAGTTAGCACCAGTATACATAGCATCTACAATCTTAGCAATCAAATCTGTAATGCCGTCAATAGACAGAAAAGCCTGCCTTAACTGGTCATTTGAGATTGTAGCTTTGTAGAACTTCTGATAGTTCATGATGTGAAATGCACTGCGTACATCTGGAATTTCACGCTTGAATACATTGGACTCTGCAACCTGTGGGTCAAACTGAAACGGTTTCGCAATATTAACAAATACCTCTTCGATAGACTCACCAAACTCGAGCATACCTTTTTTAAACATAGCCCATGGATTGTCATATGATTTGCTTGTTAAAATTACTCTACCTATTCTGTTTACAAGAGCAGATAAAAATTCATTCTGTAAAGCAGGATAGTCCATAATTACTGCGCCGATTTCTCTGATTGAGTCAGAGTCAGCTGTAGCCTGCGGCACATAATCTCTGTAGTTTGTGCTTGCGTTGTTTCTTATTGCATTTAAAATATCAACGCTTGAATTAGTAAGTGTCTTAATTTTTGGTTTTGTAGCCATAATTCTTAGCCCTCTCTTTCTTTAAATAAATCATCAAAGGAAATGTCTTTACCATCATTGGTAATATCTTCCTTTTGTTTCCTTAATACTTCATTAGGGTCTATACCCTCTTTGCCCTCAAAAAATCGTGCTTTATATTTTTCTCTCCACTCATTGTCATTCTGTTCGTATTTTATTTTCCAATCAGTAGTATCACTTGCACGTGCTTCAAGGTCATTGAATGTATCAGTAAAATTTTCAATCATGGTAAGCGTATTATCATCAGCGCTATCACCTGCTAGTCCTCTTACTGCGTTCATAAAATCATCATGTGAAAGTACTGCCATTTTTCTCACCTCTTTTCTATTTAAAATAATGGTCTGCACATCATCCAAAGTGGCATACGTTTTCGCTTAGTCGGTGTAGGTGGTGTAGGTGGTGTAGGTGGTGTAACACCTGTTAGGTATTCATACCAGTTATTAGCGTATGTTAATCTTTTGGTTAATGCTTCAACTCCTGCACGTTCTCTTTCATATAAATATGCTTTACATGCTTCTGCAACATCAGTTAGTTGCGAAAACTCTGCACCAGTATAACCATATCCCAGTGACGGCTTAGGTATCCATTGACCACCATAACCATTTATTATTTCATCCCACATTAACTGTGTTTGTATTTCACCAGTAGCCCAATCAGTACCATGTGCTATTGCGTAATCTGTTAGGTTACTACTAGGCGTCCACTGTATTAAACCCCAACCACTGCTTGCACTTGCTGTTTGTTTCATTCCCGGGTTAATGTTTGACTCCTGCTGTAAGTTTCCTAACATCCCTGCTACGCTCTCAATGGTAAAACCTTTACTGTTGAAATATCCATAAAATTCGGTAGCATTGTTTTTCATTTCAGTTTGTGTTAAATATGCACTTACTCCTACTTTAACTATCCATGCCATTATCTTATACCTAAACTAAAAAGTTTATTCCATGTGTTTTTACCACACTCACCATCAACAGTTAATCCATGTTTTGTCTGAAAATTCTCACACGCATTTACACAGCCTTTACCATACTTTGTATCAATGTTACCAGTGTAATATCCTAACTTTGTCATAAGTATTTCAAATACTGTTACGTCATTATTTGATGAACCTCTTTTCAATAAATTCATATTATAACCTGCACTTCCTTTGTCTCCATTATAACGTAAATGATAACTCCAACCATAACTAGGTGTGTAATATTTTCTTATACATATTTCTTTTCCAGTTTGGTCTCCTGCTTTATGTCCTTTTGTAGTTCCATTTTCATCAATGCTTGCATGAACTATATGCTCACTATCTGTTGAAACACAAACATGATGTCCTACCGCTAAGTGAATATCACCTTTTTGAAAAGGTCTGTTACAAGAAGTAAAGCCACAACGTTTTAACTGTTCATACAAATTTCTTGTTGTGCTGTTTACATTTACATTAAATCCTGCTGTAGCAAGTGCATGTCCAACTAATGAACTACAATCAAAGTCTGGATTTCCACTTCTGTTAATCTGTGAATAACCATGTGAATTGTCATTTGCTATTGCAATCATGTAATCTGTGTATGTATCGACTTTACTCATTTTTGTCACTTCTTTCTACATTCAGTATATCGCATAATTTCTGCAATATAAGTGTGTTTTCATTTAATGCTGTTGTGAACTTATCTGTTTCTGCCTTGTGACTATCATCAAGTTTCATACAGTACCATGCTAAACATAAACACATTACTATAGGAAATCCCACTGTAGTTATAGCCTGCAAAATCATCTGCATTGTATCTATACTCTCACCGCCTTTCTTTTATTCTCTTTTAATTATATCATATTACTTGAAATTTTGCAATAATTATGTTATAATAAATTGAGATAAATATAGGCAAATTTAAGAAAAGAGTACAACAATATGAGTGAAAATAAATACTATGATGGAACTAAATTATTGTCAATGAAAGATATAAATGGTTTAAAGCCTGAGTTATTTATGTGTACTACTAATAGAAGTGGTGGTAAAACTACTTATTTTGGTAGGCTTGAGGTCAACAGATTTTTAAAACAAAATAAAAAATTCTGTTTACTTTATAGATACAATTACGAGCTTGATGATGTATCTAATAAATTCTTCAAGGATTTACAGTCATTGTTTTTTAGGAATTACACAATGGAAAGTGAAAGGTGTGCAAGCGGTATCTATCATAGTTTGTTTTTAAATGAACGACATTGTGGTTATGCTGTTAGTTTAAATAGTGCAGACCAGTTGAAAAAATATAGTCACTTACTTAGTGATACTGATAGTATACTATTTGATGAATTTCAGAGTGAAACTAATCACTACTGTAGTGATGAAATAAGAAAATTTATTAGTGTGCATACAAGTATAGCAAGAGGTCACGGAGAGCAGGCAAGATACCTGCCAGTATATATGCTAAGTAATGCAGTTAGTATTATTAACCCTTATTATGTAGAGTTGGGAATATCTGAAAGATTAAACAGTGAAACTAATTTCTTAAAGGGAGACGGGTTTGTACTGGAAAGTGGTTTTATAGAAACTGCTAGTAAAGCGCAGAAAGAGAGTGGTTTCAATAGAGCATTTAAGAATAATCAGTATGTCGCATACTCAAGTGAAAATGTGTACTTAAATGATAACACTGCTTTTATTGATACACCAGTAGGAAAAGGAAAGTATATAGCAACACTAAGATATATGGGGCATGATTATGCTGTGAAACAATACAGTGAGCAGGGCTTTTTATATATTGATGATAAAGCAGATAGTACTTTTAGAAGTAAAATAAGTGTCACTGTTAATGACCATGATATTAATTATGTCATGTTAAAACAGAATGATTTATTTATTAGTCAGTTAAGATACTATTTTGAAAAAGGCTGTTTCAGATTTAAGAACCTTAAATGCAAAGAAGTCTTATTTAAGACTATCAGTTATTAGGTATCTGCTGTTGTATGTTCACTTGATACTGCTAGGTAGCACGTTTGGAAGATAACGCTAGTGTGTATTGTCGTAAATGCTGTGCGCTTGTGTTCTGCAATAGTTATAGATATAGAAAAGGCAAGAGTTTGTACTCCTGCCTTTTTGTTTTTTATTTATAACAATTTAATATTATTTGAC